TACTATTACCGAAGGAAAAGTATTAGGCTACGGTACTGATGTAATAAAAGAAGAACATACACCTAAAGCAACTAATTTAAAAATAACATCAGACCCTAGGATTATTAGAACTCCTCATGTAGGAGGAACAGCAATTAGTGCTCAAGAAAAAGCATATAGTAGGGTAATAGAAAAAATAGATAAAATATGACTAATCAACAACGTATAACATTTGATTTTATTTTTAATAGTATAAATTATAATCTATACAAAACAATAATAGGTAGAGACGGAAAGTATTTTTCAGCTATAAGTCATATAATAGCGAATAAACCTAAACTAATTTTAGAATATGGAGGAGGTCAGAGTACATTTATTTTAAGTACATTACTAAAAGAGTTGAATTACGGCGGTAAAATAATAAGTTTCGAAGATTCAAAAGAGTATTATAATGAACATGTAACTGAAGGATATAATGTTGACAATAATATAATTTATACTCCCCACTGTAAAATAGACGAAAAATATTTTACATATATACATGATTTAGAACCTTACAAAGATGTAGACTTTATTATAATAGATGGACCAGATAATAGAATTAGTAAAACCAATGTAACTTTAAACCTAGAATTATTTGTTGATTATTTAGACAAAGAAATACCTTATTTTATGGATGGAAGAGGAGGATCTGTAGACTATTATAAGAAAATAAAAGGATATAAACTAGAAGTAGTTGATATAAAAAGAGAACAAACATTTCAAGGACTGTTAAAAGAATATAATGAAAATAATATCTGAGCTTTGCCAAAACCATAATGGAGATAGAGCTATTCTTGAGTCTATGATAGAATATGCTGCTTGTGATAGTGATATACTAAAAATACAATCAATCAAAGCAGATACGCTTTCTAAGAGAGAAGAGTATGAGAACTTTAGACCATATAAAGAAGAGTATAAAAGGTTAAAAGGAATTGAACTATCATGGGAAGATGAAAAGTTTTTTATTGATAAATGTAAAGAACATGATGTAGAATCTATGACTACGTTATTTACACCTAATCATACAGAATACTTTAATTCTTTAGGGTACGATAATTTAAAACTATCTGGGTATTCTATCCCAGCATTTGATTATGGTAAAAAGTTAAAAGATTTAAACTTCAAAACTCTTTTCTTTTCGGCATCAAGTTTAACTTTAAAAGAAATTGGTAAAACAATAGCTAATCTAAAAAAAATGGATATAGATTTTTATCTTTTAGGATGTACATGCGTGTACCCTACTCCCTTAGAAAAAGCTAATCTACAAAATATAGATTTTTATAAATTCTACTTTGCCTTAGATAAGATTGGATATAGTGATCATTCTAATCCTCATGAAGATAATTTACTTACTGCTAAACTAGCTATATTTCAAGGTATAGATGTATTAGAAAGGCATTTTACAGTCTTAGAAATAGATGAAACTAGAGATGGAAAAGTTTCAATGACCCCTTCAATGTTATCTGAGTTAAGAAGGTTTAGTAATTTAACTATTTCTGAGCAATATGAAGAACTTAATGAGTTTAACGAACAGCAAATTTTTAACCATAAATACTATAGAGGAAGATTCGAATGATTTTACTATGCAACGGAGATAGCTGGACTGGAGGAGTTGCTCCATCCCAAGATTATAATTTAGATAATACTAAGACTTTAGATTGGTATGATATAGTACCTAATTTTGGCTTTGCGCACAAGATTGATAAACCTAGGTCTAAAAGTAACTATAAGTATTACGATTCCTCTGTGTGGCCTAAAGTACTAGGTAAAAATTTAAACTTAGAAACTTGGAATGCTGGTAGAGCTGGAACAGGTAATCAAAGCATAGCATCCAGAACCATTACCAGTGTAGAGTATTTAAAGAAACTAGGTAAAAAAGATATTTTTGTAGTAGTATGCTGGTCTAGTAAGTATAGAGTTCATATATTAGAATATAGTCCTAAATTGAAAAAGTACGGTCCACATAATGTTAGACCCCAATATCAAGATGGTCATGCTTTTAAAGTACTAAATAAAGAGATTAACGAACATATATTTGTAAATGATTGGATAGAAAATATACTTTTACTACAAAATTATTTAAAAGTAAATAATATAAAATACTTATTTTTTAATGCATTTGATCATCCTGTTATTACTAAAGATAATACTCTTGGTCACTTAATTGATAATAAAGACTGGGTAAATAATACTATAGAAGAAAGTCATTTCAAAAATTTTATATCTAATAAATATAACACCTCATGGGATACTGATAATAAGTACTTTACACTCAGTCATCCTCAAGACATATCACATAAAGCTTGGGGTGAATACTTAGTTGATTATATAGTAAAAAGTAAACTATGAAAAAAGTAATAAATTTAATTATATTTGATTTAGATGGAGTTTTAGTAGAAGCTAAAAATTTACATTTCCAAGCTTTAAATGAAGCACTATCCGAGATAAACCCGGGGTACAAAATAGATTGGAGTGAACACTTAAATAAGTACGATGGGTTAAAGACCTATCAAAAATTAAATCTTCTTTCAGAAGAAAAAGGTTTACCTAAAGAAGTACATAATAAAGTATGGGAAAGAAAACAACATCTTACCCTCAGTAAATTAAGTACTTTAGAAGAAAACAAAGATTTGATAGAAACTTTTGTACAGTTATATAATGAAGGTTATAAATTAGCAGTTTGTTCTAACTCTATTAGAAGAACATGTTTAACGGTATTATCAAAATTAGGACTAATAGAATATTTAGATTTAATTATATCTAATGAAGATGTAAAAAATAGCAAACCGCATCCTGAAATGTATTGGAAGGCAATATCTATGATGAGCTGTCTACCCGAGGAAACATTAATTATAGAAGATTCACCATATGGGTTATTAGCAGCAGCCCGCTCTAAGTCTTATATATTACGAGTTAAAAATCCTACAGAAGTTACATACAGTAGTGTAAATAAAAAATTAAATGAAATAAACATGGGAAAACAACAAGTTACACCAGCATGGAGAGATCAAAACTTAAACGTTCTTATTCCTATGGCTGGAGCAGGTAGTAGATTTGAACAAGCAGGGTATACATTTCCTAAACCTTTAATAGATGTAAAAGGAAGACCTATGATTCAAGTAGTAACTGATAATTTAAATATAAAAGCTAACTATATTTACGTAGTTCAAAAAGAACATAGAAAAAAATATAATTTAGATACTCTACTAAACCTTATAACACCGGGGTGTAAAATAGTAGAAACAGAAGGAGTAACTGAAGGTGCAGCATGTACTGCATTATTAGCTAAAGATTATATAAATAATAATGATCCACTATTCTTTGCCAACTCAGATCAGTTTGTAGAATGGGACTCTAATGAGTTTTTATATAAAATGAATGAAACTGAAGCAGATGGAGGTATGGTAACATTTAAAGCTACTCATCCTAAATGGTCATTTGCTAAATTAAATGATGAAGGCCTGGTAACTGAAGTAGCAGAAAAAAATCCTATATCAGATATTGCTACTGTTGGGTATTACTACTGGAAAAACGGCTCTGATTTTGTTAAATATGCTGAACAAATGATCAATAATAATATAAGAGTTAATAATGAGTTTTATGTATGCCCAGTATTTAACGAAGCTATAAAAGATAATAAAAAAATAAGAACTTATAATATTGAAAAGATGTGGGGGTTAGGTACTCCTGAAGATTTAAAGTATTATATAGAAAATTATAAATGATACTAATATCACATAGAGGAAATATTGACGGACCAAATCCTGAAAATGAAAATAAACCTTCTTATATATTTGACGCTATAGTTAAAGGATATGAGGTTGAAGTTGATTTTTGGTTTTCTAATAATAAATTTTACTTAGGTCATGATAAACCTCAGTATGGTATACCTATAGAATGGCTAGAAAATAACTATAGAAAATTATGGATACATTGTAAAAATGTAGATGCTATAAATAAATTACATGAATTAGATAGAGGAGGTTTTTATTTAAATTATTTTTGGCACGAAAATGATAAAGTAACCTTAACATCACAAGGGTACCTTTGGGCTTACCCAGGTGTAGACTGTCCTAATGGAATATCTGTTATGCCAGAATTAGCAAAAGATTTTAAACTTAAAAATGTACTAGGTATTTGTAGTGATTATATTATAAATTATGAATAAAATAAAATTAAAAAAAGAGCATTTATTAGAGGTAGAAGAACTATCTAAAATGAGAGCTAATCTTAAGAATGAATTAGCATCTGTACAAGCTACTGAAATAGAATTAGAAAATTCAAAAGACGTTGCACGGGTTAATTATAATAAGGTTAAAGCCTATGAAATAGAATTAGGTAAAAAATTAACCAATATATACGGTAACGGACGAATGAATTTAGATACTAAAGAATTTATTTCAGAATAGTATAATTTTCACCTATCTTCTGTATATTTATATATGTGAATAAAGACCATTATATTTAAAATGGTTTCGATTTTCCTTATATATTTATAATAGACGAAATATAAACTTAACCGAACATGGCAGAAACAATTATCTCCCCAGGTGTTTTTCAAAGAGAAAACGATATCTCTTTTATTAACCCAGCACCAGTTGAAGTAGGAGCGGCAATACTTGGACCAACCGTAAAGGGACCTGTTGAGATTCCTACGGCTGTAACTTCTTATAACCAATACGTAAGACTATTTGGTGATACATTTGACAATGGATCAGCAAAAGATGAATATTTAACTTCTATGGCTGTTAAAAGTTACTTTAGCCAAGGAGGTGATACAGTATTAATTACAAGAATAGTATCAGCATCCAATACATGGACAAATGCTGCAAATACTCACATTTCATCATCTAAGAATGCAAGTGTACAACCATTCACTTTAGCATCATTAGGAAAAGGAAAAATATACAATGCAGGTACAGGATCTGGCGATGCATTAAATCCAAAAGCAAACTATGTAAATTCTGATAATTCATTAGTTAGCGGATCAAAAGATAACCTTAGATGGGAAATTACAAATAAAAACGAAACTAAAGGTACATTTACTCTTTCAATTAGAAGAGGTAATGATAGCCACAATAACAAAGTAGTATTAGAAACATTTAATAATATTTCATTAGATCCTAATAGTGAAAATTATATAGAGAAAGTAGTTGGTACTCAGAATTCAGCAATATCTGCTGACGCTACTCAAGTTACTACTACAGGTGATTATGTTAATAAATCAAATTTTGTTAGAATATCAGCAGTAAATAGTAAGACATTAAATTACTTATCAACAGATGGTACAACAGTACAATCATCTTCTGCTGGAGTAGGATTTAAAGATTTACTTCCAATAGCTACTTCAGGATCATTTTATAATGCAGTTGGTCTAACAGCAATTGCATCAGCATCGTTAAACTTATATCAAAATATAAGTACAGCGACTCAAGGTCTTGTAGCAACTGATTATAATAACGTAATTACTTTATTAGGTAATAAAGACGATTATAAATTTAATGTAATATCTACACCAGGTTTATTTAAAAATAACCACTCAACACAAGTCGATAATGTTATATCATTAGCAGAGAGCAGAGGAGACTGTATCGCAGTAGTAGATTTATATCCTCACGGAGCTTCAGTATCAAACGTAACAGGACAAGCAGATGTATTAAATTCATCTTATGCAGCAGCATACTGGCCTTGGTTACAGACTCAATCAGGTACTGGTAAGAACGTATTCGTTCCAGCATCAGTATTTATCCCAGGAGTATATGCATTTACAGATGGAGCAGCAGCACCATGGTTTGCACCTGCAGGATTAGTAAGAGGAGGAATTGTTGGAGTAATTCAAGCAGAAAGAAAGCTTTCTAGATCTCAAAGAGATACATTATATGACGCTAAAGTAAACCCAATAGCTACTTTCCCTGGATCAGGTATAGCAGTATTTGGTCAAAAGACTTTACAGACTAAAGCATCAGCTTTAGATAGAGTAAACGTTAGAAGGCTATTAATCGAGCTTAAAGAGTTTATTGGTAATCAAGCTCAAAATTTAGTATTCGAACAAAATACTATAGCAACAAGAAATAAATTCTTAGCAGCTGTTAATCCATTCTTAGACTCAGTAGTACAGAGACAAGGTCTTTACGCTTTTAAAGTTGTAATGGATGATTCAAACAATACTGCTGACGTAGTAGATAGAAACCAGTTAGTAGGTCAGATATTTATCCAACCAGCTAAAACAGCAGAATTTATAGTACTAGACTTTACAGTAGAACCTACAGGAGCTACTTTTGGTCAATAATTTAAAGAATATAGATATTTATAATAAATAAAGAACATGGCAATACTAGACGCAAACGATATAATGTTTAGAGCTTTTGAACCAAAGGTTCAGAATAGATTTGTATTAAACATTGATACTATCCCAGCCTTTATGGTGAAGAACGTAAAAGCTCCAACTTTTACAGATAATGTACTAAAGCTTGACCATATTAACTCTTATAGAAAAATTAGAGGAAAAAGAGAGTGGGATGATATAACAATGGTATTATATGATCCAATTACTCCTTCTGGAGCTCAAGCAGTAATGGAGTGGGCTAGACTTTCTTATGAGTCAGTAACTGGTAGAGCAGGTTATTCTGATTTTTACAAAAAAGATTTAACTCTTAATGTCTTAGGACCAGTAGGTGATATAATTGGAGAGTGGGTAATCAAAGGAGCATTTTTAACAAATGGAGACTTTGGTCAATACGATTGGGCATCTGATGAAGTAGTTGATTTATCAATTACAGTAGCAATGGATTATTGTATACTAAATTACTAAGAATAACACATACATTTTAAATTAACCCAGCAAGTCTGGGTTTTTTTATGTAAAATAGTTGTTTTCAAAATATTTTTTCACTATATTTATTATAGAACAGGTTTTAACTAAATAAAATTTATGGAATCAAAGTTTAAAGTCCCTACAGAAACGGTAGATTTACCTTCTAAAGGGTTATTATATCCTAAAGATTCTCTTCTAGCAAAAGGTGTATTAGAAATGAAATACATGACAGCAAAAGAGGAGGATATCTTAACAAATCAAAATTATATTACTAAAGGTACTGTTATTGATAGATTAATTAAATCATTAATAACAACTGAAGGGTTTAATTATGATAATTTATTAATTGGAGATAAAAATGCTATTATGGTAGCAGCAAGAATACTATCTTACGGTCCTGAATATCAAATTCAGCATAATGGTGAAAAAGTTACAGTTGATTTATCTAAAGTTGAAAATGTTGTCATAAAAGACAAAGATTATAAAAATGGTAATAAGTTTGATCTTAAATTACCTTCTGG